CCAATTATTATTGCTGAGCTATTAGAAAGAAAATATCCCGAAGTTTTAGAATTTTTTAGTATTTTTGGCGGAGAAAAAATTAAAAACAAGCCCGATATGATTGATTTTGTAAAAAATATGAAAATTAATAAAAATAAAAAATGTTTTTTTGAATCTAGATATCCTATAGCCTGGACTTTATTTGAACATACGGATATTGTATTATCACATCAAAATCAGTGTGAGCTGAATTATTTATATTTAGATGCAGCTTGGCTTGGTTTTCCAGTTGTGCATAATAGTTCAATGATGAAGGAATTAGCTTGGTATTATCCAGATAATAATGCGGATGTAGCGATTGACCACATTAAATATATTGCGGAAAACTTTGATACAATCGACTATGTTGATGAAAAATATCTAAAGAAATCTAGACAATTTGCTGAACGATATTTTCCATCAAATATTCAAAATATTAAAGAATATGAAAGACTTATAGAAAACGTAATCGCATAATAAACGCCGCAGCAAAACAAGTGCTTGATATCTTAAAAAAACTATTCTTGACAAATATTATTAATATTATTACATTATATTAATAAATAAATTGTAAGGAATATTTTATGAAAATAAAAATTGAATACGACGATTTTAATAAAAAATTTCCAGAACTTACTAAAATGTCTGGTGTTGGCGTAGGCGAAGGCTGGTATCCTCTTGTATGGGAGATGTTTGAGAGGCTAACGGCTTCCCGTCTTGCCAGAGGATTTCCAATCTCAGAAGAACATCCTCTGCACTTTTCTACCATTAAAGAGAAGTATGGAACTCTGAGAGCCTATGCTGTGGGTGCGTTTGACGAAGACTGGGCTATTATCCAGATGTACGAAGACATGAGTCAGTTTGTCTGTGAACAGTGTGGCGAACCCGGCAGGATTCGTGGCAGGTATTGGCTTTACGCTGCGTGCGACACTCATACTCATCCACAAGATTTAAGAAATGAACTTTATGTTGAAAACTTTTTTGACGGAGAAGAATAGGAGTAAACAGAATGAAAACCGAGTTATCCAAAGAATTGGGAGAACTGGTAGAGGAAATCCTCGAAGAAAACATTTTATTAAAAAACGGACAGTTTATGTGGAGAGGTGTGGCTGAAGAAATATCATACCTCTACAGAAGAAGACGATTACTGGGCACAGATAATCAGGAGTAGGAAGAATGAACATGGAACTACTTGCGACTGGAGAAGACGCTTCTTATCTTATGAATTATCTGTGGGCAGCCGAAGCAGCAGCGGTCGCTTGCGCTCCGTGGATTGGAAAAAATAACCCCTATGAAGCAGATAAAGCGGCGGTTGATGCCATGAGACGCGCTCTTAATAATGCTGAAATTCTGGGAACTATTGTCATTGGCGAAGGGGAGCTAGACGAAGCTCCTATGCTTTATATTGGAGAACAAGTTGGTGCAGGTCATCCTCGTAACCATGAAGCTGATATTGCGGTGGACCCTCTCGAAGGCACTAAGTTAACTGCCAGCGGAAAACCTAATGCAATGTCTGTTATAGCAATCGCCGACAAAGGATGTTTTTTGCATGCTCCTGATTGCTACATGGAGAAGATTGTTGTTGGTCCCAAAGGCAGAGGGTCTATTAGTCTTGACCGCTCTGCAACGGAAAACATTAAAAGTTTTGCTTTATGCACGAGTCGCAAAATCGAAGATATTACCGTGGCTGTCTTAGATAGACCAAGACATCACAATTTAATCAAAGAAATTGATGAGTTGGGTGCTAAAATACATTTATTTGAGGATGGTGATATTCTAGAAGCTATTGTTACTTGCCTAAAGAACAGCAAAGTTGATATGCTTATGGGTATAGGCGGAGCACCAGAAGGAGTGATTGCTGCTGCTGCCATTAAGTGTCTCAATGGAGATATGCAGGCGCGTTTAGTTATCGACACTCCAGAGCTACTAGAGAGAACTAAGAATATGGGTATTAAAGATATTAATAAGATTTATACATTGAATGAGCTGGCAAAAGGGCACGTTGCCTTTATTGCTACTGGAGTGACTGACAGTTTTCTGCTAAAGGGTGTGACTAACAACACAACTCATTCAATTGTTTTGTCAAACAAATTTGCTAGATACATAGAAACACGCCATGGCGAAAAAGCGTGAACCTGAACTAACTGAAGAGCAGCGACAAAAGATAGAGATGCGCAAGCGTCTCTTGTTTACTATTTGTGAAACAAAAGAAGAACTTCAACAATTCATTAAGACTTTCCTGAAGTTAGACTTGCCAGACTGTACAGTAGATGAAATGTCTACATCAAACCCTATGGAGTCTGTTTGGCAAATTTACTGCACCATGAAGACCAACAAAGGTGCCCACCGCGTTGTAGTCGCAGCCTCTCGCAACTCAATGAAAACGGTTATGTCTGCAGTTATACATTGGCTTGCGATGGTTCACTTTAGAAGGTCATGTTTGCAGATTGCCGCAATCAAAGACCAGTCTTATAAAGCAATCAAATATTTGAAAAAGTTCTTAAGAATCCCAGAACTTCAAGATCATTTTGAAACCAACCGAGCCGGCGAACTTCGTCTGTCTAATCTTCCTGCAAACTCATATACATCAAAAGACGATGCCGACGTATTCGTGACTGCAGCAACCCTTGAAGGAGCCAACTCTTCGCGTGCGTCTATTATCATTCGAGACGAGTGTGACTTGACACCTAGAGAGATTCTCTCAGAAGTTGCCATGGTTGCTGACCCCACTCAAGATGAGCATGGGTTTGAGCCTATCACTATCTCGCTGTCCTCTCGTAAGACTTCTCAAGGTCCGCTTCAAGAATTGATGGAAGAGGCCGAAAAGGGCGACGATAAAGATATTCGTTTGGACAAGTGGTCAGCAGTAGACTTTATGAGAAAGTGTCTACCTGAAACACACGGAGAAAAACGACTCAAAGCATATCTCCATACAGAAAACCTAAAGGTCAGATGGGATGAAGAAACTTTTCAAGAAGAGCCAGATGCTGTCAAAGTTAAATACAAAGAGATACTCGCATATGAGGGTTGTGTGACATGCCCTGCCTTTATTGCGTGTCAGGCTCGTGCTCCCAAGCAAACGAGCAAATCCAAGACTCTAAGAACAATTGCCTTCACTGGTAACTTCATCAAAGAAACTAAAGAAGCCAATAAGATTATTGCTCAAATTCTAAATTGGCGTCCTGAAACCGGCGGCCTTGTATTTCCTACGTTCAATAGGCAGTTACATGTCAGGAATATAGAAGAGACTTGGCTTTGGGTAACAGGCCAACCGTGGAAGGCTAATAGAAAATGCACCAAGCAAGATATTTATGCTTGGGCTGTGACCAATAAGTGGGAAGTTAGTTTTGGCATTGACTGGGGTGTAAGAGATTCGGCAGTTGTGTCGGTTATTTTGTATTCTCAATCTCAAGTCAGAGCCGTCGCTCTTCATGTTAGGGCAGCCACTGGCTATCCTAACTCTCAGTGGGCACAAACTGTCAGAGAAAAAGAATGTTTGATGTTTCCGCCAGACATTATTTGCCCTGATATGGCAGACGCTGGCTCAGCTCATTACTTTCAGCCGTTTGGATTTGCCGTTAAGAACAAGAAACCAACCCATATTGAAACGGGCGTAGTCCAGATTCAGTCTCTCTTATGGAACGTAGAGAGACAGGAAGCCGATATGATTATCTGTAAGGCAGAAAATGACTCAGGAATGGAGTACGCAATTGAGTCTATGATTGGGTGGATGCACAAGAAAGACCCACGCGGAGAGTTCGACACAAGTAGGTATGAAGATGACGATAACACGCATTTTATCGACTCATGTAGATATGGACTAGACAAATACAGAACAGCCGTGGAAGTTAGAATTGCGTCTAAGAAGATAGAAGCGGCCCCCATGACCCGCGAAGAAGTCTATAAGAAAGAAATGGAAGCAGCCATGTATGAGACATATAAAGACATGGGCGTCCCTTTAATACCATCTCAACTAGCTGAAAAAACTATAGAAGCTTATCAAAAGGCTGGAATGGGGCATCTTATTGACGGTGGAGAAGTTACCTCTACTTCGGAACCAAAAAAAAGATTAATTAAATTTAGTTTTTAATGCTAAAATACTACAGGGTTTCGTATAACAAGGAGAAAAACATGGCGTTATCTGATAAATCAAAACTTTACCTTAAATATGCAATTACCAGTCAAGAAGTTGCTGATGAGGTCGTCGCTTCTTTAGATAAACAAGCAGAATCTGTAGCAGCTATCGGAGCCGTTGCAAATATGGTAGGAACAGACGGTTCCGCTGGTGCAGGCGATGCTGCTCCTTTGGCTGCAACGGAAGCTCGTCTTGATGCGCTTGAAGCAAAAATGGATGCTTTGATTGCAGCCCTTAAAGCCGCTGAAATAATGAAATAAGATGATTGTTAAGCATTTAAAAGACGTTTGGCAAGGCAAAGCAAAATTACTTACCAAACGGTCTTCTAAATGGCCTACCATTAGAAAAACTTTTTTACAAACACATAATACATGCGCCGCATGTGGCGGCGCTGAAAACCTTGAAGTTCATCACATTGAACCATTTCACGAAAATCCTGCCTTAGAATTAGACTTTAATAATTTTATTGTTTTATGTGATAAAGCGGGCAAAGAAAATTGTCATCTTGAAATTGGACATTTAGGCAATTTTAAAAATAAAAACCCAAATGTTAAAGAAGATGCTGCAAAAAAATTACAAAAAACAAAAAAAGAATAAAGTTAATTTTTTTTTTTCCGATAAGCTATTTAGAGGAAAATTATATGTTTATTTTTATTAAAACACTTTTAGGGCTTGTTTTTGTTTATTTATTAATAAAAATAACACTTTTTACAATTTCATTATTTTTTTTAATTACTAAAATAGTCAACCTAATGTAAAATTGGCTACAAAGCCAACAAAGGGAAAAAAGTGAAAAAAGTATATATTTCGGTGCCTTGGAGAGACATAAACTCTTTGCTACAAGCTCAACAAATTTGCAAAAAGGCGCTGATAATGGGATACAACCCTATTTGTTGGCAAATTATGTATTCAGAATTATTAAATTTTTCAGATATCAAAAACAGAGAGTTAGCTTTAAATAACTGCTTATCTTTTTTAGATTCTTGTCAAGAATTTTGGATTTTTGGAAGCGCAAAAACTCCGTTTATGATAAAAGAATTATCAGAAGCAACCATAAAAGATATTAAAATTATAGAGCATTCTGTTCTTGACTTTTTACACAACGTAAAGTAAAATAGGTAAGAACATAGGAGTTTTTATGTCCTATCTATCCATGAGTTTAAATACAGCCGCTTCGTCGGTTCAAAATCCGTTAAAAGCCTCTTCTGCGGCATCATTAGCCTTTGATGTTGCTGGATTAGCCTTAGATGTGGCTGAAGGGTTTAGTGTTGTTCTCGATCCCCGCGAAGAAAGAATTGTAGCATCAACGCGCAAATCCTTGTCTTTGGATGCCACAACAGAAATTCAAGTTACACAACCTTACAATAACCTTGCACAAGAAAATATATGGAGAATTCGTTGGACTGGGGTAGGGGTAAATCCTAATTTTCGAGTTCGTCGCAGTCTAACTATTAGTAATACAACGACTGTTAGCGTTACAAGACTTAACGATACTGTGGCCCGTGTTCAATTTTCTGTACCAATTGGAGCTAACGCTAAAATAAATGACGTTCTTTTAATTGAAAAACAAAATGATTTGGGGCTTGTATCTCCATTTAATTTAGTAAATCAAGGCATTTCGGTCAGAATTGTTGGCGTTGGCACTAACTATTTAGACGTAGATGATGCGGGAGTTTTTGTTAATGAAGTCGACGTGCTTTTGGGTGTAGATTATTTAAATATTTTAAAAGTTTTTTCTTCAACTGGAGTTCAAATAACAGACGTTTTAAAAATTAGCTCTTCTGCCTTTAATTATGGAAATAGAGGAACTTATAAAATTACTTTTGTTTCATCTGATTATATTGAAATTGAAGCACCTTCTTTGGTTCCGGAAACTGTTTCTGGAATTACAGAAGGGTTTCAAGTATTTACAAATTCTATTTATTATTTTGCCCTTAAAGCAAAAGGCTCTTTGCAGCTTATTGTAGATGAAAAAACCCTTGACCTTTCTTTATTAAATGATACTGCTATATTTGCAGCCGCAATTACATGTTCAGAAATTGTTGTAAGAAATTTATCTGACGGCAATTTAACTGTAGAGGGATTATGGTGCGCAGCAAGCCTTAATGGAATTGCTTGTTAATAATAGGAATTTTACATGTCAGACGATAAAAAAATTACTATAAAAATGGCTGACAGTTCTGGCTCAGAAGAAAACATTAACGTCAATTCTATTGATGATGTTGCTGGTATTATTAAGCAACGCCTCGGCAGAACTATGCTTAGTAAATCTGATATTCAAAAGATTGCCGAAGAAGACTTTAAAAAGCGCCGCTATAAACAATCTAAAGTTAAGTTTGGTTCTCGATTTAATACTCGTATTGGCGTAGGCGACTCTCTTTCAAAAGAACCCAAGCGCCTCTCTGATGCAGAACTTAAAGAACTATCCCTTATCGACCCCTACATCGGGGCAATTATCAATACTCGCGTTGCTCAGATTTCTTCATTTGGAGCTATGTCTGAGTCGAAGTTTGATAAGGGCGTGCGCGTTATTGACTTAGAAGAAATTCGTCGTGAAGACTTTGAAACAGAAGAGGCGTTTGAAAGAGAACTCAAACTCCGCGAAGCTGAAAAGAAGGCTATCCTTGAGTGGGTATTGAAGTGTGGTACACAAGATAAGAAAATATTGGACGAGATGTACGAAGCCGCAGACCCCACATTTAAATACTGCAGCCTTAAAGACTACTTTCAGGCACAGGCCCGCGCATTGTTGACGTTTGGGCGTGCAGCCAGACAAAACCTTCTTAATGCCGACGGAACTATCTGTGCATTCAGACCAACTCCTATTGAGACTATCAAGCAAGTCAAGTTCGGCTCCAAAGTTCACGTAACGGCTGTAAGTGATATTGCTCAGCAGTCAGAAACGGACGCTGCCGAGTACAACAAGATTCCAGTCAATGAAAAGCCTATTGCATATGTACAAGAAGTAGACGGCGTCCAGACTGGCTTCTTTACCGAAGAAGACCTTAAGGTTGTTTATTATCAAGTACAGTCATTCCTTGACCTCAATGGTTATCCTATGGGGCCAATTGAGTTTGCACTGTTCCTCGTCTACATTCATCAACATACATTGTCATACTTGAGAAATCAGTTTGTTAAAGGGCAGCTCTCAAAGTCAATGATTGTTGTTAGGCCAACTGACCCATCAGTCAAAATCTCTGATGAAGATATTGAGTCTTTCAAGATGGAGATTCAAAACCTAGCCACAAGAACAGACAACTCCGCAGTGATTCCCGTCATTGGCGGCCCAGTTGAACTTGAACTTATTAAGACAACTGAGACTCCAAAAGACATGGAGTGGATGCAGGTCGAACAGACTGTCATTCGCGCATTGTGTTCTGCCTTCCAAATCTCCCCTACAGAAGCTGGGTTTGGTCAGTTGGGCGACAGTGCAGGCATGGGTCAAGGCAGCCGTGACTATGAGCTAGTTCAAGGCGAAGAGCGTGGCTTGCGTCTCCTTGTTGATATTCTCATGGAAGACATCAATGATGCCGTTTATGCAAACTTTCCGGAAGCCAAGAAGCGTTATAAGGTAGCTGCGTTCGGTGTTGGTAACGAAACCCGCGAAGGTGTATTGAGCCGTCAAGTACAAGAGCTACAAACAACTGCTACAATGAACTCTCTGTTTAGTGACTCTGACAAGAACAGACAGTTTGAGTATGGCGGTGACGTTCCTCTAGCTCCAACTTTCCACAGTAACGTGGCTCGCTATATGACTTACGGTAAGTTTATGGAGACTTACTTTGGTGAAGAAGGTGCGAGCAAGCGCCCAGAGTTCGACTTCATTATTGACCCTAACCTCAATCAAGCGTATCAACAGCTCAAGATGGGTATGCAGCAGATGCAGGCTCAGCAACAGGCGCTTGGCCTTGAAGGGCAAAAGATGCAACTTCAAGCTCAACAGGCTCAAATGCAACAAATAGCACAAGGCGGCGGTCAACAAGAGCAAGCCCAACAGGAACAACAGCCGGAAGAGACTCAGAAGTCATCAGATATTGAATTACAGAAAGCCTGGGAAGAGTCAGCTAAGACTAACCATGAAAGTATGTTGAAATCGTGGCTTAGAATTCATGACTCAAAAATTGATGAAGAGTAATTAAAGTTTTGTTCTGTTCCGTCCGATGGGTCATATGGAGGTGCCGTAGTTATGAGTAAAGCAGTAGAAGTTAAACAAGTGGCAGATAGTTTCAATCAACCAGAGGCTAAAGAGTCTAGAATGAAGTCCGTTGTAGGACATATCGTAGATATTCTCTTAGAGGACGCACTGGTTGCTGCCAAGCGTGGCCAGTATGATATGTCCTACAAGATGGATGATATGGAGAAAGAAAGACTACGTCTTGCCAATCTTATGGAAGAAGAAGTAAATAAAAAAGTAATTGAGAAGATGAAAGAGCTGGGCTTTGAAGCCAGCCTTAGCAGACCTTACATCAATGTGTCATGGCGGTAAGTTATGACAGAATCACAACAGCTTGCTGAATTAGTTAAAAAAATTGTAAACAGTACGAATACTAAAGTTATTGGTCTAAGAGACTTGCATTCAAAAGCTTCTAAGGCTGGTCTTGCTTATGATTATTCAGAAGATTTGTTTGACGAAGTATGTCTTTTGTTAAGAGAAGAAAACATTATCACTTATGTTAAGGGTAAGGGAATATTTATGCACTTAAGAATTATTGAATAAAATTAAATAGTTTATATTTTTACTTTTTAAAATTGTTAAAAATTTAATATATAGGAACAGGTTATGTTAACGTATTCTATTAAAGCAATCATTGACGATGAAATTTACACCGTGGCAACAAACGTTCCCGACGATGAGCTGGAAGGCGAGTTGCAACATTTAGCACGTAAACATGAATTTAAAAACATTGTTCGTTTTGATATTTACCCTGATTCTCAAGAATAATTTTAAGCTATTAAAAATTGACAATTGTTTAGACATTTTTTATCCTTTTTTTAGAGGAGATATTTAATATGTCAGATTTGCTCAATAATCTTGAATCAGCAGAACAAGATAATCAAAAACAAGAAGATTTTTTTAAAATGCTAGACGAAATGGTATCGTCTTATGGATTTTTGGTAATGGAAGTTCAATCAATGGGGCAAAAAATTCATGATTTAGCAAAATTATCTTCGTGGACAAAAGAACACGTTGAGTATTTATTAGCTAAAGATGAAGAATATATGGAAGCTGTTAAAACATTTTTAGAAAAAAACAAAGGTGATAGTCATGGCGAAACCAACTCGGTTTCAGCAAACGTGTCCGAGGAAGCTTGATAAATTTCCTTCGACGATTTGTCCATTAGCCGTTGAATCTATTGATGCAATTAAAAGCAATCAATATGATAAAGTTACTTGTCCGTTTTTTGTAAATGATTTACATTCAAATTATTGTTTTTGGAAATTTATGGATGAAGAAGGGGAAGCGATTGATTCTGCCCGCAGGATTGCTCAGTTAAATGTTTTACAAGAAACAGAAGTAAAAGAAATTTTAAATAAAACAAGTGAAATTATTAATAAAAGTACAGATATTGAAGATATACAACTTTTTAAAGAAGCGGTATATGAAGCTATGCCAGAAGTTACAGCAGATATTTATACTCAAGAATCATGGGTAGAAGAAGTCATTGGTGCTGAAGGATTACCGCAAGAGGCGGGCAAACCTGGACGTAAAAAGAAAGTTAAAATACAAGCCCCCAAAGGTTTTTCAGGTGGACATGCTTTGCATAAATCAGGTAAAAGAACTCAGTTAACTGGATTGTCTGCAAAATGGCATGAACATGTAAAAGAGTTTCAAAAAGGCGAAACTCCGATTCGCATGTCTGAAAATACTATGACAAAAAAAAAGAAAAAGAAAAAAGACAATGAAGAAGCAGAGTAAGAATGTAAAGCCAGTTTTAAAAGTAATTAAACATCTCCAATTTATTAAACAATTGGAGAAGAATGGTAATTTGGCATACCAAATTGTTGTAGACAAAATGATTGAAGATATTACTAAATATCTTCGTGCGGAAAAATTAGCAAAATCAGAAGACCCTCATAATATTCCTAAAGGGTGGCAAAAAGAAGTTCCTTTTTTGAAAATCAATCTCAATGACACTATTGGTAAACTAATTGAAAAGTACATGTTGGCTTTGAAGTATTCTTTACTGGGGAAAGCCGCAGGTAAAGAAGCTGAAGACGCCGTTGAAGAATTAGGATTAAAAACTTATTTACCTAAAGGTTTGTTGTTTCAAGGTTTTTTTGACGCAGTAGACACCCATAATGATTATTTTGCTAAAACACTTAAGTTGCCAAAAATTAAAATAGAATCAGCCAAGGACCCGTTTCTTGAGTACACTTTCAAATTTATCCAAGAGAAGACAGGAAGGTACTTGGACAAGACGTTGGTTGATATGAAGACTAAAGCTTTGACGGCTTTAGAGAACCTCGTAACAGAGCACAACCATGACAATATGGCTAGAGTCCATAGAGTGGCTCACAACTTGGCTGAAGGAATAGAAGAGACTAAGAAGCGCCGTGTAGCTGTCAAAGACGCAGTACAGGCAGTTGCTGAGCACCGCCTAAGCCTCACCAAGGCTAAGCAGACTCTTAAAGATACCTTTAAAGACTACGGCACTAACTGGGACTTGGTTGTAAAGACAGAAGTCGGCATGGCATCCGCTACAGCAACAAGTCAGACTATCATGCGCCATGCTGCTTCAAGAGATAAAGAGATTATTGTGACTATTGTCTCTATTGAAGACGATAGGGTATCAGAAGAGTGTAAGAACTGGTCTAGGAATGACGATGGCTCTTTGAAGTATTTTAGGCTGACTGCTTTAAGGCCAGCGGGATATAACTTAGGAAAAAAGAAGAAAGAATGGGAAAATTGTCAACCATTAAGGCATTTTAGATGTCGTTGCACACTTGTATATGTACCAAAAGGCTACAGAGTAGATAATTTTGGTAGTTTAGTTAAATTAACCGAAGGCGAAAAAATAGAAATCGAATATTAATGGAGAATATTGTGCATAGCTTAATAACTGTTATTATACCTTCAATTGGAAGATCAACATTAAGTAAGTCTTTAGATTCTTTAATTCAACAAAACAATTCTAAATGGACCGCGTGCGTTGGTTTTGATGGATGTAATCCTCCTCAACCGCTTTATGACCCCAGAATTAATTATGTGTATTTAAAAAAAGTTGGCGACAGAAAAAATTACGGGGGAGCTGTTAGAAATATCCTGTTTCCTTTAGTGATGACAGATTGGATGTGTTTTTTAGATGATGATGATACTTTTAAGTCAGATTATATAGATTCATTTGCAAATGAAGTTAAAAACAATCCAGACGCTGATTGTATTGTTTTTAAAATGAGCTATGATTTTCAAAATCAAAAAGTTTTACCGTCAACTTACATTTCTGAAATAAAAACACACTTTACGGGGATATCTTTTGCAGTTAAAAAATCATTTATAACGCAAAATAGTATTTTGTTTGAAAACGGACCTTTAGAAAATTTTTTCTTTTTAGAAAAAATACAAAAAAACAATGGAAAAATTGTTTTTTCTAAAAATATTACCTATAATGTTGGTTTTTGATAACAATATTTATGCATCTTCTTCTCTACTTTTAATAATATGAATTTTTTCTTGCTTAAGGTAAGCAGAAAATACTTTAACAAGATGTTTGTTAACTGCTTCTTTCCAAGCTTCTCCTAATAATTCTAATCCATTAACGCTGCCGTTATTTGCATTGTACGCAATTGCGTGAGCTAATTTAATTAAATCTTGAGCATGTATTACCAAATAATGGTTTCCAGTCTCTCCTGCTTGAATTAATTCATTAAGTTCTTGTTTTGAATATGTTTTCATTTTTTCCTCTTTCTTTTTTCTTGCATTTTTTTAATTTGTTTTTTTGCTAGTATCCACTCTTGTCTAGAAATTTTAATTTCTATATCTGATAAACCAACAAGTTCCCAAGCTCCATCGACAGTGGATAATGATGTGCGACTAAATTTAAAAATATTTTTATCTTCTAATAATACAAAAGCAGAAGATTTTGTTAAAAAAACAATCAATCCTTTTTGTAAATCTCCATTTTCATTGCAAAAATTAACAGTATCTCCTAATTCAGCGCCAATTAACTGTAACTCATCATATGACCATGGGCTATGGCTTATTTCTTGCATACCTGCCTCTTATTTAAATGGTGCGGGTTCTATTTTCCAAACACAAAAAAATTTATTATAATCAAAAAAGATCATAATTGTTTTATAATCCCAACCGTCTGGACGTTCAATATAAAAATTATCAATTTGTGTTTGGTCATACTCTGTTAATTCACCATTTTGTTGCAAAACATCAAGAATATCATCTTTCGATGGAAATCGAGACAGATATATATATCCTAAATTATCAAAAAAAGAATCATTTGAATCTCCTAAATCTTTAAAAAGTTTATACCTAAGAGGTGTTAATCCATTCATAATTTCTCCACACTAAACTTCTTTATAAACAACATCTTCAGTAATAGACTCATAAACAGCATACCGACTCTTAGCATATTGTTTAAAAATATCAAAGAACTTTTCACTGTCACTATTCCAAACACCGTAGCCAGCAGTCGCAATGTCAATGAATATCAACTTCTTGCCGTCCTTATAACGCAGTCCACGGCCAATTACCTGCCGAGTCAGTGCCTCTGCAGAGTTCTGAACAACAGAAATCATGAAGTCAACATCAGGTAAGTCGATACCCTCTCCAAGCAAACTACTATTAGATACTAATAGATTCGTCTCACCCTTTTTAAACTTATAGAAAGGATTGCGGTATCCACTATGAGCAGGCTCACAGAACACTCCCATTTCAGTCGCATATTCACAAAATTCTGCAGAAGGTTCTACTGTCTTAAACAACACCAACACCTTAAGACCTTTATTTAGGCCACTTTTGACTAGATTCAGCACCGTATGGAGTGTTTTTTCGTGCGTAGAAAGCATCTTATAGGCCGTCTGTTGATGTGTCATTTCTCTAATTCTACCCAAGCCAGTAATAGTCAAGGCGGTGATGGCAACAGGGCAAAGATATTTATTGTCAATTGCCCACTTACTGTCTCGGCTGAAGATAGTCGGCCCTACAATTGCATGGAACCCTAGCTCAAGATTGTCGGCTCTGACTGGAGTAGCCGTAAAGCCATAAATGAACTTGGCTCTGCTGCCAAAGATAGCTAGCTCTTTATACATATTAGAAGAAGAGTGGTGAGCCTCGTCAATGATGATGGCATCAAAGATGTCTGAATAGTTTCTGCCGCTATTGACAGTAGCAATGGCAATATCGACACCTTCTTTAAACTTATGCTTACCACCGATGCCGCAGCTCTTAGGAGCAACCTCTTTAATGTCTTTAAGCATCTGAGAAATTAGCTCAACTGTGGGGACTACAATTAATACACGGTAGCCTCTTTCTATAAGAGCACGACTCATGAGACTGATGCACATTGATTTGCCTGTACCTGTAGGCAATACGATACAACCCCTTTTGTGTTTAAGGGCAGTCGAGACGGCTTCGATTTGATAGTCTCTTGGTTTCTTGGGACCAACGGGCGACACATTAAGTTCTGACTCTTTGACTTTGTGGCCAGCCATGTTCTCGACTAGCCACCAAAACCCAGGGGGTACGCTCAGAGTACCGTCTTCGTTTTCTCCAAAAAATTCAACTTTGGTTTCTTTTTCGAGTTGCTGGATTTCTAATTGGATTTTGATTGCATGTTTGTGGTTATAGGGCTTTTGGCGTTTGAGTTGCTTAATTTTAGATATAGCAGCTTTGTTTTCAACTGTTAAAAGGTTTTTAACAATTTTTAATACATCTGATGATCCGTTAAGGGTGATTTCGTTATCTTTAAAATCACCATAAAGATTTGGAATAAAAGAAAAAGTAGTCTTAGACATAATCTCTCCGTTCGTTAAATTTTTACCAATTTTTTTAATTAAAGTCAATCTGAAAAATTTACATGAAATAACTAAGAAATGTTAAAATGTCTCTATATTTGCTAGGAGTTTGCAAAATGGGGTTAAAAGTCTTTGGGTTGGGAGCTGTTCAATCGGTCGATAAACAAGGCGAACTGATTGAAATTGCTAACATTGATACATCTAACCTAAGAATGATTACAGACGAACACAACAGCGACCAAAAGGGTGCATGGTGTATTGTCGGCGGTATTACTTCCCATAAAAAGATTTTATCTGAAAAAGACTGTGAAACTCCTCGTCAAAAAAAATGTTGGGACTTAGTCAAAGTTCCTTATTTGTATGTAGAAGGAGAACTTGCCGATGGACACCCAAACGCTGATGCTGCTGCTGCCCTTATTCGTTATACCGCTGCTAATCCTGATATTCCCTTAAAAATTGGCATGTCAATTGAAGGTCTTATTTTAAAACGCGGCGGCCCAGAAGGCTCAAACGAACATAAAGTTATTAAACAGTCTTCAGCGGATGCAGTTGCTATTACCGCTAAACCCTGCAATCCACAAGCTCAAATGTTTCCAATGAATGACCTTATGAAGTCTTCGATTGAGCCTCCTCCACAAGAATATTTGCAAAAATTTATGAAGTCTGCTGATGCTGTACATTCATTCAAACATCGTCCTGAAATTCGCCTTCAACAAAAACTTCAAGAGTTGAAAAAATCTTTGGAAGATGTTTTAAAAGGTGGTACGTGTTCTGTTAAATGCTGGAACTGTGGAGACACTGAAAGAATGTTCAAGGCATCGAGAGAGTGGAGCAATCGCTGCAAGAAATGCGGAGACGCTCGTTCCATGAAAGACATCTGGACTGCATTAAATCAATAAGGAGTTAAAATGCCAAATATTTTTTCTGACAATGGACTTATTGGATTAAAGTTTGATTACGGTGAAGCAACTAAAGCTGCACTTGCTGCTGCGACTGAGCCTGCTCCAGTTATGCTTATGACTTTGGCCGATCAATCGCACAAAGTTATTTTTCATAATGATTCTGACCAAGAAGTTCAAATTTTAATTGCTAATCCATCAAGTTTAGATGGTGTTTGGCAGCCGCTATTAAGGCTTGCTGCTGGCCAAAGCTTGCCGCTTGAAAATTATGCTGGCCCAATGTGTCTTTTTCCGCCGCGCACTAAGTTTGCCGCATATTCTCTCGGTTCGCACACCGGACAGGGAGATGCAGAAGGAAAGTGCAGAATTTATTGCTGGTTGGCATAAAAAAAGGGCTCCGAAAGGAGCCTTTTCATTTAGAGAGTTTTGCAACCTCTTGCACTACAACATCAAAGACTGATGTCCCTCTTTTGTCTGCTTCTGTAAGCAAATGGCGCAAAATACGACGCAATAAGACTTCGCCAACTTTATGATAACCAATCTCCGTTGTTTCCTCTACAGCTTTTTGAGGCCGTTGAGCGGATTTAACTTTTTTAGTACCAATAGCCTTGGGCTGTTTAGTCACCTTGACTGGCTCTGAAAACTTTACTTTAGACGGCTTAGATGTTTTTGCACTCTTAGGAGCAAACGTAGCTCTAAGTGACTCAAGGATGGGAGTGCCTGAAGGCTCCTTAGCAGGAGTGTTTGCGTATGACTCTAGAGCCTCTTTAGCTTCTTCAAGAGAGGAATAGCGCCCAACATAAACTCTCTTAGAATCTTTCTTGACTCTAACCAAATACTTACGCTCAGTTGCACTATAAGAAATACCCTTGATACCGATTTCCATAATCACTCCTCCTTCTTAAAAGTTCTAGTTTCTGGGTCGTAGCGTCCAAACATTCCGTCATCTGCAAATCGCTTGTAGTCTTCTGCGGGGTCGCCTGTAAACAAATGAGACAGTTCCGCTCTGTCTAGCTCATGAACAGCGTCATTCAGCATACCAACGGCGTAAGAGCTTCTGCCGTCGGCGTAACGTCTAGCCATCCACAATGTTTGTGCAATAATGTATTTAAGCACTTCATTTTCTTGTTCAATCTTTTTAATTCTTGATACGGGTTTAAAGTTGTTTGACGTCATCGCTATACTCCGCCTCAAAAGTAATATATTCAAAACCGCTCATTTCATGCGTGCATTTGCCGGTTTCCTTGAGAGATAAAAGCCTCATTCCGTTCTTATTGACCTCATCGGGGAGGCTTTTAAGTTGTACTGGCGACAAAAATCCAATGATTTTTGTATTAGATGTAGAAGTTGGAGTCAATACCAAAAGACCATTGTCCACATTTTGAATGACTTTTTTTGCTGTACCGATTGCTTCAAATTTTTCTTTAAGGTTCGCAACGCAGGCGGGCTTGGGTTTTTCGCTCATAATTCCGTAGCTTAGTACGAGCGCTGTTCCGCCAAGAACAATCAAAATGAAAATCTTACTCATATCCATAATCGCCCCCTGTTTCTATTTAAACTCAAATCAACACAAACACAATGTTTTTGTCTACCTTCTTATCGTCATTAATTCTAAAACCTTTAGTCTTTAAAAACTCTTTGAATTGTCGTAAAATACATTAAAAGACCTATCTTTAAACTCCCTTAAGGAGCTAAAATGGCTGAAATTTTACACAAAGACCTTGTTGGCGATGATATTCATGAGCTTAGAGTAACATTGTCTTCGCAACCTCCAAATACTATTCCAAAATTTGTTGGACAAGGCATTTATGATATTATTAATAAAAAGTTTTATGTGGCACAGGGCACCTCATTAATAACGGATTGGGTAACAACTCCGATTCCGCCGTTTTTAATTTTTGCCGACACAAGAACTATTAAATGGAATTTAAATCAAATTGGAGATGAAGTTACTTATGAAGCAGAAGTTGATGAGGCTGAACTTATCTTAACTGCCTCTAATGTAACGGATTTTGATGCTGCAGTTTTAGCTATGCCAGAGATTATTTCATTGTTAGCTGATCAACACACAAGATTAATTTTAAGAACCGGTTCTGAATCAGGTGCATGGAGTCCACAGACATTAAATGGATTAGAGTTAGATTCTAATTCTCAAAAAATTAAATTATCTCAAAACCTTTCAATTACAGGAAATCCAACTTTTGATGAAGTAACTTTAACGATTAAATCTAAAACACCGCTATTAACTTTAACCGCTGGCGGAGTTCCAACAGCCGCTTCGGTTTTTTTAGATACTAATAAGGGAGTGGTCGTTAGAGGTGACGCAGGCTCTATTAATAGTTTTGCTTTGCAAAACGAAGTCGGTGCCGATGTTTTATTAAATCCTGTTAGTTCAAATCAAATTTTAGCTCCTTCTTTGGCTATGGGTGCTTCTGCACCTGGGCTAGTGCATGCAGATGCCAGTGGCTTACTAAGCGCTTCTAAAATTGTTAATGCCGATGTTGATGGTTCCGCAGCTATTGCAGGGACAAAAATTGACCCTGATTTTGGTAGTCAAAATATTGAAACAACTGGCTCTGTCCTTGTTGACACAATTGAATCAAACACAAATGATATTAGTATTTTATCTGGAAACGATAATAAAACAATTGCTATTGGCACAGGCAGTGGTTTTAACACAATTAATCTTGGTGGACCAAACTCCACTGTAAATATTACTGGAGCTACTTATACAACTCCAATTGATTACGTTAGCGAAGATAAAAATATTGTTGTTAACTTTAATGCTTCGGGTCAAGATTCGCCTGATTCAGGTTTGTATGTTCAGGAAGAATATGCCGGTGCTCAAATAGATTTAACAGCGGCTACTTGGCAGTCTGGTAATATAATTAGATATACCGTTGATGTTTTAGGAAACGGTGTTGATGGTTTAATTGCTGGAGAATATCTTAGAATTACAGGCTTTACGTCCAGTGATAATAACGGAACATTTAAAGTATTAACTGTAAATACTGCATATATTGATGCAGTTAATCCAAAAAGAACAAACTCTTCCGCTGATGAATCGGGAGCAACTGCATTAGGGGCTAGATTGTTGCTTAATGGTTATATCCATGTCGCTAGCGACCGCATGAGTTGGGAGGCAAAAGCACCTGCACATGCTGGAATTATTCAATTAAAAACACAATCCGCTGCAAAAACCCTTCAATTAACTAGCGAATCGTTAAATGATGTAACTGTAAAATTTAATACTAATCTTACATTTGACCAAGATTTGCAAAAAACCTCTTCAGTAGAATTTGCCAATATTAAAACAACGGATTTAGGAACAGGAGTCGTTCATTCCGATGTTGACGGAAACTTTACATCTTCATTAATTGTTAATGCCGATGTTGATGGTTCTGCAGCTATTGCAGGGACAAAAATTGACCCTGATTTTGGTAGTCAAAATATTGAAACAACTGGAAACGCAACAACAAAATCTATAAAAGTTACTGGCGTAGAGCCAATCGATGGAGCTACCGTATCCGCCTCTCCTACAGACGGAGTTTTGTTGCGAGGACAAGCTGGAACAGCCTCTCAGTTTAAGTTTATTAGTGATACGGGGACTAATCTTGTTACTATTAAAGATACAGGTGAAATTACATTACACAATTTATCAACAACGGGCGTTGTAAAAACAACACTAGGGGTATTAAATTCTGGTTTATTAACAAACGCAGACGTAGACGCATCAGCAGCTATTGCAGGGACAAAAATTGACCCTGATTTTGGTAGTCAAAATATTGAAACAACTGGAAGTATTACAATAAATGATGCAATTATTAGCAGTTTTAGCTCTGCTGGAGTTGTACATAATGATGCTTTGGGTAATCTATCAACATCATTAATTGTAGATGCCGATATAAGCGCTACTGCGGCAATTTCTGATTCAAAGTTGGCAACTATTAGCACTGTTGGTAAAGTTTTAAACAGCGCAACAACCGCTACAGAATATAACGTAGGAGATACCATTGTTGCAAGAGATAGTAATGGGGATTTTTCTGCAAGAAAAATTCAAGCTACTGATATATTAGCAACATCTAATTCTTTAAATTTAGGCACAAGTGCCGATACAATTACAATTTTAGGAAATCTTGCTGTTCAAGGAGCTACCACAACATTAAATACAGCAACCCTTGATGTTGAAGATAAAAATATTACTGTTAATAAGGGTGGTCTTGCCGCTGCAGCAAATGATTCTGGATTAACAATCGAAGGAGATGGTTCTCCAATTGCTGATATTCTTTATGATTCTAGTATTATAAGCAAATTTAAACTTGGAGCTATTGGTAGCGAATCAGAAGTAATTACTTCTGCTGGTAATCAACAAATTATTGACAAAACTGCTACAAATTTAAAAATAAACAATTATGAAGATTTAAACGGAATAACTGCTGCTGCTGTTCCTGATCCTAATTATGTGAGATTGTATGCAAAAACAGATGGAAAGCTATATCTAAAAGCATCCGATGGTTTAGAATTTTTAATTAGAACTGGTGCTGATCCATACACTCCAGTAATTAATGCAATTGAAGATTATCATTTTGAATCAACGGTATTAAATGGCCCAACAACATTTAGTATTCCGGATAATATATTAATTTTTGATTTTTGGAGCGGAACGAGTCCTCTTAATACAGCTAAAAGTGGATTAGCAGGGGCAGGAACACAGAATGCTGCATTAGCTTTTGGTGGAAATACGGGTTCAGTAACTGCAGTAACAGAAAAATTTAATGGTAGTACATGGTCTGCAAATGGCGCATGGAATTTAAGTGCAGCTAAACAAAATTTAGCAGGAGCAGGAACACAGAATGCTGCATTGGCTTTTGGTGGATATACAGGTAGTGCAGCAACTGCAGTAACAGAAAAATTTAATGGAAGTGCATGGTCTACAAATGGCGCATGGAATTTAAGTGCAGCTAAATTTGGTTTAGCAGGGGCAGGAACACAAGGTGCTGCTTTGGCTTTTGGTGGATATACAGGTAGTGCAGCAACTGCAGTAACAGAAAAATTTAATGGTAGTACATGGTCTACGACAGGGAATTTAAGTGCAGCTAAATATCTTTTAGTAGGGGCAGGAACACAGAATGCTGCACTAGCTTTTGGCGGAACTACAGGTATATCAACCGCAGTAACAGAAAAATTTAATGGTAGTACATGGTCTACGACAGGGAATTTAAGTGCAGCTAAACAATATTCAGCAGGCGCTGGTACACAAAATGCTGGACTGGTATTTGGTGGAACCGTGCCACCAGCAACTGCAGTAACAGAAAAGTTTAATGGAAGTGTGTGGATTACAACAGGGGGGTTAAGTGCAGCTAAATACAATTTAGCAGGAGCAGGAACACAGAATGCTGTATTGGCTTTTGGTGGAACCACAAATGGCAGTAATTATCTTTCAGCAACAGAAAAGTTTAACGGTCAATTAAAATGTGGGTTTTTTGGTATATTTAAAGGCACTTTAAATAGTATAAATATTTCTAGCTCAAACACTCCCATAGTAATGAATTTAGGCTCAGAAGCAGGAATACTGCAATTAGATGTAAATTTTGATATAAATGGTGGACTATCTAATCAAGAATCATTATGGATTACAGAACTAGAAAAAGAAAATTATCAATCAAATCAATGGTCTACGGTTGCTTATTTAAATACAGCTAAAAATGGATTAGCAGGAGCAGGAACACAGAATGCTGCATTGGCTTTTGGCGGTTTTACGGGCTCAAGAACTGCGGTAACAGAAAAATTTAATGGAAGCGCATGGTCTACAACAGGGAATTTAAGTGCGGCTAAAAATGGTTTAGCAGGAGCTGGTATACAGAACGCTGCATTAGCTTTTGGTGGATATACAGGTTCAAGAACTGCAGTAACAGAAAAGTTTAATGGAAGTACATGGTCTACAAATGGTGCATGGAATTTAAGTGTAGGTAAAGAGGGATTGGCAGGAGCAGGAACACAGAATGCTGCATTGGCTTTTGGTGGAACTACAGGTATAGCAACTTCAGTAACAGAAAAATTTAATGGAAGCGCATGGTCTACAACGGGGAATTTAAGTGCAGCTAAATTTGGTTTAGCAGGAGCAGGAACACAGAATGCTGCATTAGCTTTTGGTGGAAGTACAGGTTCAGTAACTGCAGTAACAGAAAAGTTTAATGGAAGTGCGTGGTCTACAACAGGGAATTTAAGTGTAGGTAAAGAGGGATTGGCAGGAGTAGGAACACAGAATGCTGCATTAGCTTTTGGCGGAACTACAGGTATAGCAACTGCAGTAACAGAAAAATTTAATGGTAGTACATGGTCTACAGCAGGAAGTTTAAGTGCAGCCAGATATAGTTTAGCAGGAGCAGGAACACAGAATGCTGCTTTGGCTTTGGGTGGATACGCATTTAACCAACTTTCAATAACAGAAAAATTTAATTATAATATTGAATTTATTCCAAAAACTCTTGGAAATGGTGTGTGGTCTTTGGCCAACGATTTAAATGCAGAAAAAAATAAATTAGCAGGAGCTGGTACACAAGATGCTGCCCTGGCTTTTGGTGGAGAAAACAATACCGCTAATAAAATTAAAACAACTGAAAAATTTAATGGAAACTCATGGTCTTTAACAGGTGATTTAAGTACAGAAAAATCAGGTTTGGCGGGAGTGGGAACACAGGGCGCAGCATTAGCATTTGGAGGTACCGACAACAGCTCTATTCAAGATGTAACAGAAAATTTTAACGGAAGCGCGTGGTCAGTCCTCCCTTTAGGAATCTTAACATACGGTAGAGATAATTTTACTGGCGTTGGAACACAGAATGCTGCATTAGCCGTGGGGTCTAATATTGAAATATCTGAAAAATTTGATGGAACAAGCTGGGCGGCCAGCGCTTCTTTAAGTACAAAAAGATACGGACTGGCTGGAGCAGGAACACAAAACTCTGCTTTAGTATTTGGAGGTCTTAATTCCCCTGCTTCTGTTATAGTGGCTACAACAGAAAAATTTAATGGCGGAGCGTGGTCTTTGGCTAACAACCTGAATGCAGCAAAAACAGAACTTTTTGGAGCAGGAACACAAAATGCCGCATTGGCTTTTGGTGGATATTCAGGTTCTAGCTATCTTGGGGTAACGGAAAAATTTAATGGAAATATTTGGACAGTGTCAGGAAATTTAACAGCCGGAAGTCAATTGGCAGGAGCTGGAAAACAAAATGGAGCACTTGCGTTCGGTGGATATAATGGAATAAGTAAATTAAGAAGAACAGAAAAATATACTGAAATATCAATAGATAATATACAAATTAATTAATTTGTATTACGCTTGACATAAGTATTTTTAGCTATTATATTAACATAGCTCTTATGGGCTATATATGGAGGCTACATGTCAAATATTATTGCAAAAAATGCGGATACTGCGGTTACCAACATTCTTGATACCATTAAACCAATGTCGATTATAAAAAAAGAGGACCAACAATTTTTAGTTGCAAATAAAGAACACTTTGCTCAAGTTTTTGAAAAAGTTCATATTTGGAGAACAGATACGCAAAAAAGATCTATTATTTCAGATGATTATCATCCAACCCTTCATTCTAAATTTCATCAATCAATTCTAGAACAAAAAGTACAACTTGAACAAAGTTTTTATCTTGCAAAAGATTTTGAACTTAAAAAACTACAAGTTGAAAAATTGATGCTTGATATGGAAGAATTGGGCGATTCTAGACGAGATGAAATTAAAAGACGTGAATTAGAAATTGAAATTCAATTTCATAAATACGAATTAGATCAAATGGTTATTGCAATGAATTATCGTATGTCAGAGGTTAAGGGGTGGCAAAATTTGCAAGAAGAGCTTTTAAAAGATATGCGCGAATCTGGTATGGACGAAGATGCGATTTGGAATAAAGATGCTGGGGAAGTTGAATCTATGTTTTTTGCTTCTCTTACAAAACTACAAGGGTTAGCTAAAACAACGGACGGGGCTGAAGCGGCCAACTTAGTAGCTTTGGCTAAATTTTATGTTCAAAAAGTATTTGAGGCAGGAAGACTGCCTGAATTAAAGAAAAAGTGTAATTCAGCTCAACTAGACTCTCTTAAGTTTTTAGGATTTTAATTTAAAAAATGTATTAAGTTTTTTATTAAACCTCCGATAAATAAATTGGAGGTTTTGTTTTTTTATGATATTTTTTTATAGGAGGTGTTATATGTTAATAAGTCTTTTGTTGGCCGTATTGGTTGCAATTTTAATTTCTCGTTATTCTTAAAGGGGGATTTGTGAAAATGCTTAATATGTTAATGGATTATGAAGATGGCAACCTCGATAACAGCCTAGTTCCTGTATTATTTCAAAATCTTGTAGATAGTGGGTTGATTTTTAGTCTACAAGGACACTATGTAAAAGTTGCTAAAGAGTTGGTTGACGCCGGCCTGATTGACCTGACTACTGCTGACATTGAGGAGTAATTAGATGATTATTGAGTTGTTTGTTTATAGAATTTTTAATTTAATGCAGGCCAAACTTACCAGTCATGCTCGCTATGAGTTATTAGAAATAGAAACGTCTTCTCAAGACGCCATCAACGCTTATGAGGCCATCGTTATGGGAAAAATTTTATGAATAAAAAATCAAATAAAAACGAAGAAAAAACTCCAACACTATCAGATGCTTTGGCGTTTTTAATTTATCATTTGGGTATGTTTTTTTTAAAAGTTACCGCAATAGCGTGTATTTGGATTATTGTTGTTCATTATTTAAGTAAATTAATGTTAAAGTAAAAATATATGAAAAAAATTTTTATTATATTAATAATGTTAAGTTTTTTTTCAGAAACAGCTTTTGCTAATAAAACTTTATTAGTTGGCGCATGTATTGCTCAGAAATCTATGTGTAATCTTTATGATAAAGAGTTAGACCCATGGGAACAATATTGTTTTACAGGCGCAATTTTAAAAATTGAAATTGTAGGTAAACGCTCTTATAAAACAAGTTGTTTTGAAAAAGTAGCTTTTTGTAAAGAATTTTTATACTTCAAGGACGTTAAAGCAGATTATTTTCAAATAGATTGTCCCAAGTTGGAGCAACCAAAAGATGTGGAGTAATCTAACTCTGTTGACGTGTGTTTTGGCTTTGTCCACAGCTTTGATTTATGTATCTGAGTTGGCTGTTAATTTTATGTCAGCAGCCACTCATGTTCATTGCGTTGACAACAAAGACTATGATACCTGCAAAGAAAAGTTTCTCAGCAACATCATAAATCAATTAAAAAAAGGAAAGTGAAATGCAACTTTCTGAATTTCTTGAAAAACATTACAAACACTTCAACTCTCGTGAGGTTTTGGCAGCAGCCAAAGCCTATAAACAACACGTTGAGGGCGGTAATAAGATGATGGTGACTCTTGCAGGAGCTATGTCTACCGCTGAGTTAGGTATTATCTTGGCTGAAATGATTCGCCAAGACAAAGTCCACGCTATTTCATGCACGGGCGCAAATCTTGAAGAAGATTTATTTAATCTCGTTGCTCATAATCATTACAAAGTGATTCCCAACTACCGTGACCTAACTCCTCAAGAAGAAAACAAACTACTCAAACAACACCTTAACCGTGTCACTGACACTTGCATCCCAGAAGCAGAAGCTATTCGCCTTATAGAGGCCCATGTGTTGGCTGAGTGGAAAAGAGCTAGCCGTGACGGGAGGTCTTACTTCCCTCACGAGTTTCTTTATAAAGTTATTAAGAACGGTATTATAAAACCTCAAATAGACCCTAAAGACAGTTGGCTTGTAGCTGCCTGTGAAAAAAACTTACCCATTTACGTACCGGGGTGGGAAGATTCTACTCTAGGAAACATCTTTGCTTCTTACTGCATGACTGGAGAATTAGGAACTCGTGTTATGCGTAACGGCATTGAATACATGGTGGATTTAGCTTGTTGGTATAAAGAGACAACCAAAGATTCTACTGTGGGATTCTTGCAAATAGGTGGTGGTATTGCTGGAGATTTTCCTATCTGCGTAGTGCCGATGCTCCAGCAAGACTTAGAAGACACAAGTATTCCACTATGGAGTTATTTTTGCCAGATTGGTGACTCGACTACATCATATGGAAGTTATTCGGGAGCTGTTCCAAACGAAAAGATTACTTGGGGCAAATTATCAAAAGAAACCCCCAAGTTTATGATTGAGTCGGACGCCACTATCGTAGCTCCTTTGGTGTTTGGATATGTGTTGGGGTATTAAATAATTGATTTGATTAGAATATTAAACAAGCCGCAATTAAAACTGCGGCTTGTTTCACTTTTACGTACACTAAGTTCCAAAAAGTTGAAATTTAGTGTACTTGTTTTTACTCAGCGCCTATCAGTGTTTTACCTGTATAGATTTGGTAGTTCTTTTTATTCAGACTACACTGATGGGTTTGTTTGTGAAGACTTAAATCTATTTCTTTAAAAATAACGTCGTCTTTAGAGGTGTTTACATCAATTAACACTTTAAAAAAAACTGTATTACTACTATTTTTATGTGATATTGATCCCGCAATTACAACAATATCGTTAGTTGGCGTCGTTACGGTTTTTGGTAAAACAAAAGGCTTGATTTTTTCTAAAATTTTTTCTGGAGCCATAACTATAGCCATTTCTATATTGGATGCATTAGTGATTTCTGTTATTTCATCTACACAATTTGTTTTAGTTGGGGTTAATATATAATAAATAGAGATTCCAGTAATCCCTATAATTGCTAATCCCCCTAAAGATAATAAAAAATTATTTATTTTCATATAACCTCCTCTTGAGAAAAAATTTCAGAATCGTTACCAGACCATTCTTTTCGTACATGTTCATTTAAGCGCGGCGGATGTTTTGTGGGATGGCAATGTTCCATTAATAAATTCAAAATAGCTTGAATGTGTATTGGCTGAAAAACAGGCAGCTCTTGAACAACAAACTCAACTAAATGCTCATAACAATATTTTTTACTAAACATTTCATTAATCATAAAATCACATTTTTGACATTTTTTACTCATAATTACCTCATATTAAAAGAAAAGTTCTTCATATTCTGACAAATCTTTATCAAAAACTTGCATGGCTTTGGTTTTATCGTAAAAAGACCTTAATACATAATGCTTGGTCAAAGGATCAACAATATCATAGGTCCATTTTGTTCTTGTAGATTTGTGAAACAAAACCGTACCTTTTTTAAACGGTTCTTGAGTGTTTTTAGACGTTTCATTGTTTTTAGAACTCCAACCCCAATTTTGCTGAGAAGGAGATGGCGATGTTGAATGAATTGTTGAGGAAGCTCCATTGAATACAGTTTTATTTCCATTAAGTAAATTAATTTTAATAATATTATTAGATACATTGTCTATGTATTCTATTTCATTATTCCATAAATCAAACTTACAAGGAATAAGTCTGTGTATTGATGAGTCTGGCAAGTCAATTGCGCTGTAAGATGGCCAAATCATGGTCAATTCATGACAATCATGATGATTGATTGTACCGTCTGCCTGCAAGACGGCATTTAAAATATTGTCAAAATAAAAGTCGTTTTTTTTTAATGGCTGAATTGTCATATACCCTCCTTTATTTTCATTTTCTTTTCGGAATAAAACAAAAAATCTTAAATGTTTTTATAAAAACTAATAATTACAATCACTTATGTATTTTATGTTTTTTTATATTTTATTGCTTGTAAAAGCAACTTATATTTATTAAATTAAGAATGCAAGGACTTTGACCAAGGCTGATAAATAAAACGCTGTAAGATAAAATATTGATACGTTTATTAAAAAGGAATCCGAAATGTCCAATATCGGAAAAAAACCCTCATTTGAGCATATTCGTACAGATGAGCTGGTAGTGCAGCAAGGCTCATCAATTGCATTAGCTGAAGGTTCTACCTCGATTGCTTTAGATGTAAGTGAAAAAAGTTTCATTCGTTTAACTGTCGGAAGCGGCTCCCCCGGTGAAACAGTAATTGCTGGCATTTTAGCTCCTTTATTAGCGGAACCTGCCAGAAATGGCAAAATGATTGTTTTAAAAAATGACAGCTCTGTTGATATTATTTTTAAAGAAGAAAATGCTTTAGCATCTGCTGATAATCGTATTTTAATTGGTACTAGTAAAGAGCATACGTTGTCTCCCGGCGGAACAATTTGTTTTGCTTACGACAATAGCGCTTCTCGTTGGGGGCTTTCCAGCTCTTCTTCAGAAGTTATTTCTTCTTTGGTTGTCGATACAAATTCAGTTGCATTATCTACTTCTGATTTAAATTTATCAACTCAGCCGAAAAAATCAAGCCTCGTTGAATTAACGGGCGCATCGACAGAATTGCGTTCTATTACAGCAGGCAAAGTCGGCGAGCTTTTAATGCTCGTCAATAAAACAAACTCCGCCCTTCAAGTGATTAATGAGGACGCTACCCCAACGGCAAGTACTAGGATTATTACAGGAACTAGTGGGCCAGTTTCTATCCCAATCGACGCATCCATATTGCTGAGCTATATGACAGATAGCGACTCAAATAGCAGATGGCGCATTGTTGGCGGCACAGGCAGCGGTGGAGCAGCCACTGAACAAGTGACACAAACAGGTATTGGTATTTTAGCTGATTATCCAATCGGCACGCCCTTATACGTTGATACAACTGCTTGGAAAAAAGCAAATGCAATGGCAGCAAATACAGCAGAAGTTGCTGGCTTAATTGGTCGTCGTTTAAATGACAATTTAGCCGAAGTTTCTTTATCTGGAGAAATTTCAGGAGTTACAGCTAACGCTTTTATTGAAGCTGTTTTACCTGCTCGCGGTTCAGTAGTATTTTTATCAACAACGGACGGAAAACTAACTGTCTCCGATGTAACCACAATTGGTTATGTTTCTAAACCAATTGGTATTGTTCATAATATTGGCGCAACTTCTGTTGATATTATGTTCTATAACCAGCGCGGTGTCGTTGTTGGCAGTGTAAACGCAAGAACGCAAATCGCTTTAGCCAATAATGCAATAACTCCAATACAAAATATTACAGCCTATGAGGCCGGTGAGTTAGCTGGATGGGTTTATATTAATGCAACGACTGATTATAAATTTTATTTTCAAACTCAATTTGCTAAAAATGGTTTAGGAACAGATTATAATATTGCCGTACCTCAGACAGTGGGAGATACTCCGCCCGCTGGTTTTGCTATGGATGTGCTGGTAAGCGGCGGCATAGCAAATGTGCGAGTCGCTTTACCTTCTTTAGCTGGGTTTATTGATGCATATATTAATTATGCAATAAACGCTCCTGCGGTTGGAACAAGCTTACCCTTGTCCGTTGATTCAGAAAATGTTTTTTTTAGTTCAATAAAAGCAAAAGACACCAGCGGTATCTCGGTAAAAAATGCTGCTGGCAGTACGACAAATGTGTTTGTCTCGGATGCAGGGAATGTCGGGATTGGGACGGCGAGTCCTGGTACTACCTTACATGCAAAAAAAGACTTAGTAAGCGGCACAACGTACGCGGTTTACACTGATAACGGCGCAGGTGGTGCAGGTACAAATGTTGCAGGAATTGGTTTTGCTAATGCTGGTAACCTAAAGTCATCTATTACCGCAGCAGTTTACGGTAACGATTACATGACATTTAACGTAGGCGGGTCTGGTACCACAGAACGCATGCGCATCGACGCTAGCGGGAACTTAATTGTTACTGGGTCTACGGCTGTTGGTAAAATCACTATGAACGGTAATTCCGGAGAGTATATTTCTGCCAATATCAATAGTGCAACGGTTAGTGGAACCAATAAAGTTGGCTTTCAGTTAGCTGAGCAAGGCACTCCAGTTGCAGAATTTTCTTATGCGCGTGATGGAACGGGTGTAACAAAATTACAAACAATCGCTTCTGGACAACAGCTTGTATTCGGTATCGGAACCGGCTCTGAATGTGCAAGATTTAATAGTAATGGTTATTTTGGAATTGGAGACTATTCCTCTAGTACAATAACTAATAACTTTGATATTAAAGGTGCCTCTCGTTTTTTAATTAACACTCAAAATGCTGGTGGTTCTGTATTAAGTTCAGTAAATCCAACAAATAGCACCTACACCTCAATGACTTACGATGCCACGAGTCATCTTTTTACGACTAACTTAGGAGCAGATCTTACAATAAACTCAAGTGGATTTGTATTGTCCGGAACAACAGACTCATCCGAAACAAGTGGCGTGGGTATAAAAATTAAACCTTTTCTTTCTAATGCGGTTGTTTCTGTAGTAAACAACCAAAGTTTAAATTGGCCTATAGCGTTTCGATTGTATAACGTAAACGCTACTTATAACGGTGATAGGTTTTATGTAAAAAATGACGGAGGTATCGGTAATTACAGTGCAAACAATGTTGGTCTTTCAGATGAGCGTGTAAAAACAGATATTAATCTTGCTGGCAATTATCTCAACAAAATTTGCGCAATACCTGTAAAAACTTTTAGATACAAAGACCAAGGCGATGATATGGATTTAAATCTTGGCGTTATTGCTCAAGATGTAGAAAAAGTTGCTCCCGAACTGGTAAACAGCACAGATGGTTTTGGAGAATTATCTAAAGACGAAGAGCCTCTTAAAACAATATATCAAACAGATTTACAATACGCTTTAATGAAATGTATTCAAGAACTTAAAGCTGAACTTAATGATGCTCGTGCCGAACTTAGAGTATTAAAAACAGAAATTGAGACATTAAAGGAAAAATAAGGAAAATAAAAATGGCAGTTGTATCTTTATTAGCATCAATAGCCGACTTAAAAGCATCTCAACTTGCAGGCGGTGTCGCGCCAGTGATGCCTTCTGGTGTAATTCTTCCTTATGGTGGAGCTACGGCACCGACTGGTTGGTTACTTTGTGACGGCTCAACAAAAAGCAGAACCGACTACGCTGACTTGTTTGCAGCAATTGGAACAGCGCATGGTTCTGGTGATGGCTCGACAACTTTCCATCTTCCAGACTTGCGTGGTCGCTTTCTTCGAGGCGTTTCTGGTGATTCTGCAAACGACCCTGACAAAACAACACGAACCGCTGCAAACACTGGTGGAAATACTGGTAATGCAGTCGGCTCTGTTCAAATAAATGCTACAAAGAAAAATGGACTAACGGCTACCGCTAATTCAAGCATTGTAACTGGAACGACTAATTTAGCTCATACACATGGTTCAAGCACTGTAACCGGAGGAACGACTGACGTATCGCACTCACATTCATCGAGTTCGGTTAGTGGCTCGGTAGGTTCTGACGGTACTCATACTCATCGTTCAGATGGTCTTGTAGGATATTTATCATATACGTTTAATACTTGGACGGCTTCTGGAGTCGCTGGTGGTGGAACTTATGGATTTGGATATGGACAACATGCGGTATCAGATTCAAACTCTCAACATGGTCATGGTTTTTCATTAAACGCAGCGGGTCAAAGTTTGGGAGCAACCGATAAATCTCTTGCGAACGGATCGGCTGGTGGACAGTCCCTAGGAACGACAAATATTTCAATCGCATCTGGTTCGGCTGCCGCTCAAGCCATTACGGTTGGAAATGGTGATGCTGAAACTCGCCCACTAAACGCAAACGTGAATTACATTATTAAAGTATAATTATTGATTGGGAAGTAGATTGTATGCAGTATCACAAGTTGAAAGTTTTGAATGTCAGCGACGTAAACAAAGACCTTGAATTGCCTGTGTCTGGAATGAATTTCTCATTCCAAGGCGACAAGTTAATCACATATGCGATTGATTATGGTGAGATTCAAAAAACAGAAGTTGATCCCGCTGTAGAAGAGCTTGAAAGTTTTCTCAAAGAACAAGAGAAAAAAAGAAAAGAAGCAAAATATGAATTTCAACAAAAATTTCAGATTCGGTCTGGGCTTTGGTTTTTTGATTCGGAAGCTGGATTAAAAGAGATTCCAAGCAATGATGAAGAAAAATTCTACGAGACTGAAACGAGCTTGAATCTGAAAAGAATGTTTTTAAACTTCCTGAATAAAAGCGAATCTATTTCAAAGAAATTCAACAAACCAAAACGGGCATACCTTCTTCATTCCGAACCAGGAATGGGCAAATCAGCTATGATACGTCACTTCTACCGAAGCCTCCTCAAACAGGAAGGCACTTGTGTTTTGCAGGTGGGTGGCGACGTTGATTTCCAAAAACTTACAAACATATTTTTGAGCGAATACAAAGAAGATGTGAAGCGCATTGTTCTTATCATTGAAGACTTTGGGCGGCGTGACTATGCCAACAATACGTCAATCTATAACCCGTCTTGCTTGAACTTCCTTGACGGCGTTCAAGGATTGTTTCGTGTTCCCACTCTTGTTGTTTGCACGACAAACTTCATTGAACAGTTGGGCCCACAGCTCACCAATCGCCCAGGTCGATTCAATAAAATTATCAAAGTTCTTCCACCGAGCGATGACGAAGTGTTTGAATTGGTCAGAGAAATTGGTGGAATTTATCTTACAGAAGATCAGAAGAATTCATTCCGTGGGAAGCAGATGACTCCTGACCACGTTATTGAATCGCTCTTGAGGCATGAGATTGAAGAGATGCCAATCGACCAAGCTGCTGAAGAAGTTATGAAAGAACGCGAAGGATTAACTAAATGGAATTAATTTTAATAATAACATATATAAAATAAAAAATTAAAGGGCTATATGGCAATTACGGTAATTTATAGCGACGCTAATGGCGCAGTCGCAATGGAAACAAGAAAAAATATAGATACATCAGCAGCAACGACATTAACTTCTACTGATGATTTAATAGTTGCCACCGGCTCTTCTCCTTATACGATTACATTACCCACCGCTGTTGGAGTTACAGGAAAAAATTATAATATCAAATGTGATTTAAGTAATGGTATTCTTTTGACAATTAATACTACTAGCGGCCAGTTAATCGACTCTTCTACATCAAAAACACTATTAAAGGGCGAGTCTTTATCGTTAATGAGTAACGGTACAAAATGGATCAATTTAAGTGCTGTGCCATTAGAAGGGCGAGGAGCTGTGCCATTAGGGGCAATTATACCTATAGGCAATTCTGCCGCATGGGCACTGCCATCATCTGGACAAATTAAAGATGGCTATGCATTGTGCAATGGACAATCATTTCCAACTGGCTCTAATAGTGTTTTTTTTGGAAATATACCAAATCTCACAGACAATAGATTTTTACAAGGCTCTAATACAATTGGCGAAACAGGAGGAACAACCTCAAAAGCAACCACTGGAATAACCGCTTCTTTTAACAAAGATATTATGAATACTGACCAAAACTTTCATGATCACGTAATAGGATTGCCGCAAGCGCCTGTCAGCGGTACTGCGACTGATACTATAGGTATATTAAAAACCGAATCTCGGTATGTAGGCGGGCCAAACGGTGAATATCCCAAAATTATAGGAAATGTTGCTTCTACTGGCCAAAGATTCCCTGGTTATTATTCAACCACTTACAATAGCGTTGTTTCTACTGTAACTTGGCAATCAATTACTGTAGATACTACGGTTACTCAAGGTACGATTTCTGATATTCGTCCACAATATTTTAATGTTGTTTATTTGATGAGGGTAGTTTAATATGCAAGAATATGTAATTGTTTATAAATATTTAAATTCTTGGTTTTGGAAAAAACAAATAGTAACTGGCCATAGTTATCAAAAAGAAATAGATAAGTTGATTTTATTTAAAAAAGATGGTTCAATTGAAGAAGTGCCAGAATGGTCAAAACATCATGTTAAGCTAGGAACTGATTTTATTGCAGCACAAAAAAAACAGATTGAAAAAGAAACAGGAATTGACGTAAAGCTAAGTGTCTGAAAATATAAAAAATATTTAAAAATATTTATAGATTTTTAATTTATTTTCCGATAAGTTTTAAAATGAGGGTTATTATGAAGCTAAGAAAAAAGTTTATAATTTTAATTAGTTATTTATTACTGATTGGTTTTTTGGTTTTTTATGGAGTTGATGTTTATAGGTTTAAAGGACCTAAATACCAAGCTCCTGAAACTTATTATCCTGTTTTGTATTTTAAACAAAAATGCCTTGAATTTAAAATAGAAGAAATTTGCGCTACTGGATTTAAAAATTTAGTAAGAATCGACGTTGTTGGCCATGTTTGGTATCAGCCACATAAAAATTCTAGCATTAACACAATAGGATTAATTGAATATTCGTTTTTTACTCCTAAAATGAAGATTAGCGTTGACAGGCGGCTTTTGTCTGATACAGTTGTTTTTGATTCAACCTTAATTCATGAATTAGGGCACGGAATTTTAAATTTAGACCATGATGATAGTAAAACAGCTATTATGAACAGTGAGTTAACACAAAATGGTATATTAATTTTGCAACAAAATTATGAACAATTAGTTAATGAAATGTTTAAAGATTTTATTAATAAAGAATAAGTTTTTTGTTTATGATGGTGTGGGGGCATAAATGGCTAATAATGAGTTGCTTACGGAAGACGGCGTAAGGCAATTAATAGAAGAACTTGTGTCAATTGAATCTTCTATTAGAGAAGCTCAATTAAACCAAGAGGCTGAGAACAGACAAGCTTCTGATGATGCCTTAGCTCAATTATTAAACCAGGAAATTGATGATAGAATTAACGCTATCTCAGCATTGCAAACAGCGGCTAATCAGTCTATTACAAGAATTGATGGGAATGTTACTCAATTACAAGTATTATTTAATCAAAGACATGAACAAGTTACCCAGTTAATTTCTCAATTAAATGCATCATTTACAGAAAAAACAAATAATTTTGATTTATTAACAGATGTTATCTTAGACACGCAAACAAAAATGCAAGTCGTCCAGGGAGATGAGACAACTGTTGGCTCGATAGCCAACGCTTTATTTGACGCAAAAGCATATACTGATCAAAAAATAGCAGAAGTTTTAGATGGCGCACCCCAACTACTGGACACCTTGAAAGAACTTTCAGATGCAATCGGAAACGACGCAAATTTTATTACCACGGTCAATCAGTCTATTCAAGAATTGCAAGAAGAAGCAACAGCTAACAAACAAGAAATATTAGATTTATTGTCGCAATCTTTAATTAAAAAACAACTTATTACTCTGACTGAAGAACACATTGAGCAGGGTTTTGTTGAATTGCCTGTTATTAACATTATTCCAAATTCAATGGTCGTATTTTTAAACAGATTAGGAATTTTTGAAAACGAAGATTTTTCTGTTTCTGTTATAAATAATAAAACTCGCCTTACTTTTATTAACGATTTTTCTTTAACGGGATTAGAGCCAGCCCAAGCTGGTGAGCAAATTAGAATTACATATTGGACTATATAAATAAATTTTAAAGCCCCCCCACCGAGGCCACCTTGTTATAAGGTGGCCTTTTTTTATAAATATTTAATATTATTAAATAAAAAAAATTATTTTAGCTAAAAATAAATGTTTAAAAAATAGATATGTTTGTTATATCGTGTTAAAATAACTCCGACCGGAATTACCCGGAAAGGAGCTAGCGATGACCTTACGTATTAAAAAGAAACACTTAGATGCAAAAGCGATTGACGGCAGTAAAATTGAATTGTTGGATGGAGAGGCATTAAAGGCCGTTTCAAGTGGTGTGGCTGTAGACCTTATTAAGGTTGATGCCGAAGGAAAAGTCTATGCTTATAATGCTGAAACAAGTGCGGTAAGCGAAATCGCTTATAAAACTAATCTTAACGCCGAAGAATCAGCAAGAATTTCGGGCGACGCTAGCTTAACTTCTCGTCTTTCATCGCTCGAAGGCGGTTCATCTGGTGCAAACTCAGCAATTTCTAACGAAGAAAGCCTAAGAATTTCAGGCGATGCTAGCTTGACCTCTCGCGTATCTGCTGAAGAAAGTGCAAGAGCATCTGCAGTATCTGCTGAAGCAAGCGCAAGAGTATCCGCTGACAGCGTTGAGCAATCAGCAAGAATTTCTGCTGATGGCAGCTTGACCTCTCGTGTTTCCGCTGAAGAAAGTGCTCGTGTTTCTGCTGACAGCGCTGAGCAATCAGCAAGAATTTCTGCTGATGGCAGCTTGACTTCTCGTGTTTCTGCCGAAGAAAGTGCAAGAGCATCTGCTGACAGCGTTGAGCAATCAGCAAGAATTTCTGCCGACGCTAGCTTGACTT